ATTACGTGGAAAGGTAAAGGAATAAAGCAAGTTAATCTTTCGGCTCGTCCTTACATGTACCCATCTTTAATATTTGGTAGAAATTTATATTTAGAAACGCTTAAAAAGGCACTTAAAAAATACGGTAATGTTAAATCCTAGTAAATATGTACGCAAGGCAATTTTTGACCTCGTAAGCGATGAATACGAGTGCTTTGATATGCAACTCACTGGAAACAAAAACCCAACCGAATACGTGATAATTTCAACTCAATCAAAAGAAATAAACAAAGCAACTAAATGCAATTATCGTTGGATAAGTTACACTCTTTTAGATATTGTTACAATTTATAACGGCGCGGGAAATACTGGATCAAGATTAAAAGTTGATGATATGGAAAATGTAATATTTCAGCTAGTTGAAAATATAAATGTAACCGGTTATGAAGTTGTAAATAGACGCTTTGAGTTCCCAGATGGATTAGATAATATTTCGCAAACGCAAAACGTTTATAGAAATTTTATTCGAATTATCATAGAATTAAAATAAATTACTATCTTTGAAATAAAATTAAAACTTAAAAATAAAATATTATGGCATTAAAAGGCGAAAGTGGTATCTTATACATTTACCAAACTACATGGAAACCGATAGCGTGTTTGACCTCAAATGGTTTAAATACTGCTGTTTCGGTAATTGAATCACAAACTAAATGCTTTCCTGGTGTTGTTAAAAAACAAGCTGGAATGTTTAGCTATACTATTGATGCGGAAGGCGAGTACATCGACACTACAACCGCTGGAGGAGATACTGCTAAAAAGTCTCACGATGCTTTGTTTTTGTTGCAACAAGCAAAACAATTAATTGATTGGAAAATTGATACTGACATTACTAACGCAACCTCTACAAAATATTATGGAAGTGCTTTAATAACAGACTTAGCTTTAACACAAGGAGCAGGAGACGAATTAAGTACATTTTCTTTGACATTGGACGGAGACGGAGCGATTTTGCTTACTGATCCAAACGACTAATTTATGAAAAAAATAACATTATTTTTAGGAGGTCAAAATAGAGACTTTCATTTTGGAATTGGTTTTATTGGTATGTTTTTAGAAAAAAACAATATTAAGATTTCAGATGTTATGGAGTTTTTACAAAGCAATCCTTTTAAGGCTGTTCCAGAGTTAATGTATTGTTCCATACTTTTTAATTATCAAAGAAACGGATTGACAGTTGATTTTGATGCGTGGGATGTTGCGGAGTGGATTGATGAGGCTGGCGGAATAAACGGAGCAGAAGTTGAGCAGTTTTCAAATGCGTTTTTGCAATCAATGACCAAAGATGTTCCGCAATCTATAGAGGTAAAAAAAAAGGTGACAAAGAAATAAATTGGCAGGAGGATGTAATTTCATTTGCAATAGGAGAGTTACGAGTGGCGGATTTGGATGCGGTTTACGAAATGACGTGGGCAGAGTTTCAAATCCGCCTCTTTGCGTTTAAAAGAATGGAGTTGACAGAATATTCTAAAATCAGGGAAATAATGTGGATTATTTACATTGCGCCACATTTAGACACTAAAAAAATGGCAAAAAGAAAAGAGTCTTTGTTTCCGCTTACAAATGATAAAAAGGCAAGTTACGGAGTTACAGAAGTACAAAAAGAAATTTTTATAAAAGAATATAAAAAATGGCAGGAAATAAGCTTGAAGTCGGAATTGGCGCAGACATAAGCGACTTTTCAAAAAAAATAAAAGAGGTTGAGTATGACTTAAAAGAGCTTTCAAAATTGAAAGTTGAGCGTTTAAAAGTCGGACTTGATACCACTGAAATAAACGCGCAAATAAAGGATGTAAAAAACACACTTCGCGACCTTAAAACTACTACAAAAGACACTGGTGCTGCTTTGACATCAACTGGCACGTCAATGACAAACTTTGGCAAACAGACTGCCAACGGTGGTTCGGCTTTGACCGCATTTTCTCGAATTGCTCAGGACGCTCCTTATGGTATTATTGGAATTGGAAATAATATAACAAACACAGCAGAGCAGTTTGGATATTTAGTAAAACAAACTGGCTCGGCTGGAGGCGCATTTAAAGCTTTAGCAAGTTCATTGACTGGAGTTGGAGGAGTTTTATTAGCAGTTTCATTGGTTACAACTGCGTTTACTGTAATGAGTCAACAAGGATTAAGTATTGGTGATGTTTTTGACAAATTAACTGGTAAAGGAGACTCTTTAGCTTCAGCAATGAAAAGAGTACAAGATGAGGCTTTTAATGATAAAGGGGTACAAGAGGCTGTCACAAATGTAAATAAACTTACTACCGAAGTTGAGTTAGCAAAACAAGGATTTTTAAATAAAAATAAAGTAGTTGAGCATTATAATGAAACAATGGGCAAAACCACTGGTATCGTTAAAACTTTGGACGAGGTTGAGCAAGAGTTAGTAAAAAATGGAGATGCTTATGTAAAAATGACACTTTACAAAGCTGCTGCAAATTTAGCACTTGAGGACGCAGCAAAGGCACAACTTGAAGCTGAAAAAAGTAGAGTTAAAAAATTAAGCGAATTTACAAGCGCATTTTTAGACGCTGACTTAAGCCAAACTCGTAGTAAAGAGCAATACGAAAAAAAACAACAAAACTTAGCAAACCAAGCTAAATTAAGACAAGAAGAAGAAGTTAAAATCAATGAAACCGCAGCAAATAAAAGTTTGGCGATTGCCAAAAAATTTCAAACTGACGCTGCAAAAATTTCAAAAGATTTTAAATTTAATTTCTTTGGCGATACTAAACAAGCAAAGCAAAAAGAAGTATTTAACACTCCACAAGTTTCTGGAGTACAAAGTAATTTAATTTCAGCACCTTTATTTGACTTAAATAGTGTTGCCGTTTTTAATGGTCAAGTTGACGAGTTTGGCAATAAAGTTAAAACTTTACCGGGTACAATTACAACCGCAATGAGTTTTGTTTCTGGCTCAATAGTTCAACCAATTTCAGATGAGTTGATGAGAGTTACTGAATTAATGATGCAATTTAATGAAAGCGCTAACGCACTTATTCAAGATAGTATTGCATCAACATTTGGAAATTTAGGATCTGTAATTGGAGAAGCTTTAGCAACTGGTGGAAATGTTTTAAGTGCTATTGGTCAAAGTCTTTTACAAAGTTTAGGAAATTTTTTATCTGAAATGGGAGGCTTATTAATAAAATACGGAACACTAGCAGTATTAAAAGGAAATTTAGACTTAGCTATTTTAACAGGCGGACCAGTTTCTATTGGTGCGGGTATTGCAGCCATTGCGGTTGGTGTTGCCTTAAAAGCTGCTGGAGGTGCGATAGGGGCTTTCTCTTCTAGCGGTGGAAGTCGTAAGGCTCAAACTAGCGGAGGCTCAAACTCAAACTTTTCGAGCACCACTGGTGGCTTTAGTTCTACAAGTTCTGGGAGTGGAACGGTTGTTTTTGAAATAGCAGGGCAAAAGTTAATCGGGGTTTTAAGTAATACACTAAACGCAAATAGAAGGCTTGGAGGTCAAATAGGATTATAATGGCAAAAAAAATAATAATATCTTTTTCAGCGCAACCCATCACGACCGGAGTGGGTTGGAGTTATAACATTAAAGCAAATGGAATTAATATACCTTACAATAGTGGGGTTATTGATTGCGAGATAAATTTTAGACCAACAGGAACAACTCAAACGGTTAATATTGTAGCAGTTGGTGCAAACCTAGCCGAAACTTTGACAATAACTTTGGCGCATTTACGCGCGTTTTATGTTAATAGCGCGATTGATTATAATATTGTTGGAAATACTATTGAAGTGCTTATTAACGCAGATGTAGATATAGTTGTAAGTGCTACAATAAATGCAAACATTATAATTACTCAATCCGAAGTTGAGCCTAACTTTTTAAATTTAAAGTATTTTCTAATTTATGGAGATTACCGTTTGAATATTTTACAAAAAAACTATTTAGGTTTTTCAACTGAAATATTTGGCGCTATAACAATAAATAAGGGAAGTGTTGAAACAATTTTAGAGCCAATTCGAGGAACAGGAATAAGTTTGTCTTTGGAAGCTAATTCCGCACTTACATTTGACGAGTTTGGATTAGCAGATGAGTTTACATATAAAACAGAGCTTTCTAAAAATAATCAAATTATTTTTAAAGGATATATTAAACCCGATGGAATACAACAAAGTTATGTCAATGATGAATGGCTTGTAAACGTTGAATCAGTTGACGGATTAGGATTGTTAAAAGATTTGTCTTTTGTACAAAATAACGGTTTAACTTTTACAGGGAGACTTTCAATGTACGATGTTATAAAAGGATGCCTTAATCGTACTGGCTTAGTAATGCAAATTAATACTAGCATTGAAATAGAATACAACGGTTACACTGGCACAAATATTTTAAAAAATGTTTATGTAAATTCAGAGCGATTTATAAAAGCAGAAAACGATCCCGTTATAATGGATTGCAACGAGGTTTTAACTTCGGTTTTAAATTTATTTTCTGGAGTTATTACACAAGAGGATGGGCAGTGGTATGTTTATAGACCAAACGATTTAGTTTTAAATGGTTATGTAACTTTTATCAATCAGGAAACAAACGCAACTTTTACAAAGAATTTAACAAAGGTTTTAGGTTCGCAAATTGATAACTTTTATCCGCACCATTGCGATGGAAATCAACAAATTGAAATGAAGGGTGCAATTAGTGCCTATCGTTTAAATTATGAGTATGGCTTTTTGGACGGCTTAATATTAAACAAAAATTTAACACATAACACAAGTTTAGTATTTCCAAATTGGACTGTAATAAGTTCAACTTATATCGTTAATGATCCGTTAGATACACAAGGTTTAATTTTAATTTCAGATACAACCACAGTTGGACCAGTTCCAGTAATAGATATTATTGAATCAAACTTATTTACGGCAAAGGCAGGAGACGTTTTAAAATTAAATACAGACGTATTTACAACTGGGGGAAAACATTATGTAAGGTTTAAATTAGAAACAAGCGATGGTAAGTATATGAATGCCGATGGAGTTTGGACAACAGATCCAAATGTTTTTTTTAAGGGAACTGCTGGAAGCTTTGGAGGATTTAATAACACATCAAATTTTACTTTTACAACACAACCGGTCATAAATGATTGTACAATTATATTAACAATATGTAGACCAGTATCTTTAGCAATTTCTACATTTCAGGAGTTAGTTGAAATAACAAAAATCGACGTTACGGAATTAATTGCTCAGGCTTCTGGAGTTGTTGGAGAATTTCATACAGTATCTAGAAAATCCCCTCCAAGTTCAATCACAAAAGAAAATCAAACGGTTTTTAATGGCGATGGTACTACTTCTTTAATTGGAACTATTTACAAAGACGATAATTTTACGGCAACTAAATTTTGGAGCCGAAAGAATAAATTTGAAAGTTATCCACTTTTGAGAATAAGCGCAGAAGACGATTTAAGAATACAGCCAAATCCAATAAAAGTTTTTAGTGGTGGTATCTTTGGACAAATTCCTTATTTATCCGTAGTAACAATTAACAACGTTTTAGGGTTATTTATGTTTACAGAATATAGTTATGACATTCAAACTAATAAGATAAACGGAAAATTAACACAGTTTTATAATAGCGATTTGGGAGATCTACAATACTCACTTGATAAAGATTACGGAAATAATACAATCAAACCTACAATTAAAGGATAATTTTTATATCTTTGAATTATGGAATTTACAAACGGAGAAGATAGGGTATTATTTGTAAAAATCAACGGTAACTATATGCCAGTGGGTTGCCTTACTAGCAATAGTATATCCGAAAGTTCTGAAATGTTATCAACAACGACAAGAGATAATGACGGTTGGGCGACTTCAAGACCATTAAATCAATCTTATTCAATAAGTTTTGATGGTTTGCAAGTTAATACAACTGTTGCCGGGGGTTCATTTATTCTTTTAAGTTATGATAAATTAAAATTGTTAAAAAGAAATAAACAGCTTTTAGATTGGAAAATACAAGGTACGATATTTCCAATAGTTGATTATGGGAAATGCTATATAAATGAACTTTCGGAGGCTTCTGCGGTTGGAGATTTTTTAACCTTTACCGGGTCAATGATTGGTTATGGAGAGCCAAAAGTTACCACGCTAGGCGAAACAGTATTAAACAATGGTAATCCTGAAGTTATCCTTACAACCGATACAACGGCAAACTTTATTATAAAAACAAAAGAAGTATAAAATGGCAATAAATCCAGCAGAAATAACAACAATAAGAGTTGGCGAATTAGTACCGTCAACTCCGACTTTGACAGATAAAATTGCAATAGAGCAAGGCACCGATTTATTTCGATGTACATTACAACAAATTGCAGATTTACTTACTTTAAATACAGGAGCATTACAATATGAAATTAAAACATTAAATGTAAATCAGGCTTATATTGACACTAATTTTGACGCCACTGGTTTAGGTAGACTTTTATGTCAAGGCTTTGCAATTTGTAATGGTAATAATGGAACGGTAAGCGAAGATGGTTTAGTATCTTTGGGATATGGTATAAATTACAATACGATTGGAGGTTTTGGAGGTTCAAAAGATGCCGTTGTTGTAGCACATAGCCATACCGTTGGCGCACTTGGAGACGTATCTAATAACAAAGACATAAGATTTGGTTCAAATCCAGATGTTGAAACAAGATTTGAAACATTAACAACCTCAACCGTTGGCGTTAGTGGTTTAAACAAAAATATGCAACCTTACATAATTCAGTTAAAAATTATGAAATTATGATAGATCCAAATACTATAACAACCATAAGAGTTGGACAACTTGCCGATGCTCCTTTAAATTTAACGGATAACATTCCTCACGAAGTAAATGCCGAATTAAAAAGAGCAACAATTCAAGACTTAGTTACCTTTGTATCAAATGCAATAGAGGCTGG